GAAGCGAGCGGTAGGCGGAGTTGGAGAGGGGTTTGCACCATCGGCGGCGTATCCCCTCTCCAAGCTTCGCTAGCCGCTGTCGCGGCAAGCTGCGCTATCCTCTCCCCCCGTCCGGGGAGAGGGGGATTGTCACCAATCGCGCAGCGCCCGACGGATCGAACTCGCCACCTGCCGCGACGAACGACGCAACGCGACCGGCGCATCGCTCCCACGCGGCGCTGCGAGCTGGATCGAAACCTTCACGTCCCGCGATGACGCGGTGGAGGTTTCCACCCGTCCCGCGCTCGTGGGCACGAACACTTCGGGGCCGCGCTCGCCGACGACATAGGCCGAGCCCGGCGCCACGTTGCCCCCAGTCGCGCGCCCGGGGAGCCCGAGCACCGCACCCACCGCGCCGGTCAGCACGCTCGCCAGCCCACCGCCCGCGGACCCGCCGCCGACCACGCTGCCGATGCCCGACTTGATCGCCTGTGCGGCGATTTCGCTCATCGTCTGCATCGCCACGCGCTTGAGATCGTCGAACCCCAGGCTGCCGCGGCGGATCGCGCCGGTGAGGCCGCGTTCGAGCACCGAGCCGGCACGGGCGAAGCCATCGACCAGCGTTGTGTCGAAGGTGCCGCGCATCGCCTCGATGTCCCGCCTGAAACCTTCGGTGCTGGCGCGCACTTCAATCATCAGCGGCTCGATTTCGTCATCCATCGCGGAATTTCTCCATAAGGCGTTCCAGCTCCTCGCGGCCGAGCGGCGTCACATCGCCGTTCGCCTCGGGGGCGAGGATCGCCGCCAGTTCGGCCGGCGTCGCGTTCCAGAAGTCGTCCGGCCGCCAGCCCAGCGTGCGAGCCGTGAGGCCGGCGAGCCGCAGCGCCCCGGCGGCGAAAGTCACGCCCGCCCTTGCAGGATCTGCCCGAGCAGCACGCGCAAAGGCGTGGCGCAGCGCGCGAGGCCCAAGGTAAGCACCGCCTCGCCGATGGCTTCGCGCGTAACTTCGCGCTCCACCCGGCAATGCCAGAACAGCGCCGCCATTTCCGCGAGCCTGAGCTGGCCCGCGCCCGCGCGCTCGACCAGCGTGAACAGTGGCCCCAACTCATCCTCGGCCGCGACGAGTGCCGCGAACGTCGGGCGCAGCAGGTGCGGCACGCCGTCGATGGCGAGCGAAGCCTCGCCTCTCAGCGAATTTGCCGTCACGCCGGCACCACCGGGCCGCTGCTTTCAAGCTGCAGCGTGTAGTTGCGCTCCCCGTTGAAATCCCCGGCGTAGTCGAGCCGCTGGATCAGGAACCGGCCGCGCAGCTTCTCGCCGTCCTCAAAGCTCAGCTCGTAATCCTCGAGCGTGCCGGCCAGGGCATGGGTGCGGATCGATGCTTCGGCGTCGCTGCCGAGAAATATCCCCGCCGCGCCGACCGAAACCGAACGCGTGCCCGCGCCCGACAGCAGCTCGCGCCAGCCGCCGGATTGCTTGTGGGTGACGACCACGGTGTCGCCGTTGATCGACATCTGCGTGGTGCGCAGCCCGGCGACGGTGTCGTAAGCGGGTGGCGCACCGCCGTCGCCGATCTTGAGGAGGAAGGCGGAGCCTTTCTGGGCAGTCATATGGTTCTCCTTAGGAAGCGAGTAGGCGGAAGCGGTATTCCATCAGCACCGCCCGGGTGTTGTTGGCGCGATGCTCGGCGCGGGCGCGCAGGAACTGGGTGGAAGCGATCGCGAACCCGTCCTGCGCGCGGGGCAGGCTCTCGATCCGCGCCTCGATCGCCGCGACGAGATCGGCGGCGGTCGCCGGATCGTCGCCGCGGCAATGCAGCTCGATCGCGATGCGCACTTCGCGGCCCTGCCTGTCCTTGGTGGACCAGTCGGCACTGGCGCTGGCGACGATCCCGAGCCACGGCGGCGCAGCGCGCAAGGGCGCTTCCTCCGTGACGGCGTTGATCGCCTCGGCCAGCGCGGGATCGGTGCGCAGCCAGTCTAGCAGCGCGGCGCGCAGCAGGATTTCCATCAGCGGTTCCTCGAAAAGAGCGGCCACAGCAGGCTCGGCGTGCGCCAGCGCCGGGGGTCCGACTTGCGCCGCGCGGTTTCCGCGTGCGCTTCGGCGAGCGTCGCGGCGCGCCGTGCCAGCCGGGCGCTGGAGAATACGATCGCGACGTCGATCATGCGAACCGCATCCGCCGCCACGGCCGCCACAGCGCCGCGACGGCGGCGGGCGGTTCGCTGGCGGCCTGCGTATCGTCGCGCGCTCGGAAATGGTGCGCGGCGAGGCGGATGACGCCGTGGCGGATCGCTTCGGGCAATGCGTCCCATTCGGTGGCAAGGCCGACGGTGAGGCGCACCGCGATGCGCCCGGCCGCGCCCTGGCGGATCAGGCGCACGCGCCCGCCGCCATCGGCGTCGAGATCGATCGCGTAATCGCCGGCGGCGAGCGTGAACCGCGCACCATCGGCGGGGATGCCTTCAGCCTGGGTAATGGCCTGCACCGGACGCGTGGCGAGACAGGTCCATCCGGCGTGCGCCGGGTGGATTTCCTCGCATGTCGCCTCGATCGCCATCAGCCCGGTGAAGGCTTCGAAGGTGTCGAGGCTCGCGCGCAGCAGATGGGTGAGCGTGGCGTCGTCGCGCGTGGTGCCGATCGCCAGCCACGCCTTGAGCGCGTCGAGAGCCGTGCCGGCGAGCGTCGCCGGCACGAGGATGGTCCTCATCATAATGCAATTCCTTGCGGAGGGGCGCCGATCTTCCCCTCCCCTTCAGGGGAGGGGATCGAGGGGTGGGGGATGGCCGTTGGGGAGGCGCTCGCGGCGTTCCCCCACCCCCACCCCAACCCCTCCCCTGAAGGGGAGGGGCTTCGAAGGCTCAGGCCTCGATCTTCAGCAACTTGATCGCCGCGGAATCGAGCACCTGTCCGCCGACGCGCTTGGTGGCGTAGAAGTGCACGAACGGCTTGTTGGTGAATGGATCGCGCAGGATCGTCGTCGCGCTGCGTTCCGCGATCAGGTAGCCGGCCTTGAAGTTGCCGAACGCGATCGGGAAGGCGTTGGCGGCAATGTCCGGCATGTCCTCCGCCTCCACCACGGGATAGCCGAGCAGGCGGTCGGGCTGGCCTTCGACGAGGCCCGGCTGCCACAGGAAGGCCCCGTCGCTGGTCTTGAGCTTGCGCACTTCGGCGAGCGTCGAGGAGTTCATCACCCAGCTCGCGCCCTGGCGATGGCCGGATTTGAGCGTGTGGATCAGGTCGATCAGGCGCAAGTCGGGCATCTCGTCGAACCCGGCCGCATCGCCGCTCGCGACGTATTGCAGCGTGCCGAAGTCGCGCACCCCGTCACCGTCCAGCGACTTGGGCGCGGCGAGGAAGCCCTTCGGCTGGTTGGTGCCGTTGCCGTTGACGAAGGCGGCGCCTTCCGCTCGGGCGAACTCCATTGCGATCTCGCTGGACAGCCAGCCTTCGAGGTCGAACGCGGCGTCGTCGAGCATGCGCTGGCTCGCCGCCGGGTTGGCGTAGAGTTCGCCCGAGGGAGGTGCGATCTCGGCGAAAGTCGGGGTGTCGGTCTCCGTCCGTGTGGCGGTCTCGCCGACCCAGCCCGAAGCGGTGCCGCCAAGCGTGACCAGCTTGCGATAGCCGGCGCTGCCGACCTGCACCACCTGGGCAAGGTTGCGGATCGGCGAGATCTCCTTCAGCTCGCTGGCGATCAGGGCATCGATCTCCCGCGGCACGGCATAGCCGCCGTCCGCCGCAACGGAGCCGGAGATCGACTTGAGCTCGCGCTCCTCGCCCCGACGCAGGTAGAGGTCGACGAAGCCTTTGACCTCGGCCGAGGGCGCTGCGGCAAGGACGGGCCGGGCGGCGGCGCGGCCGACGCGGTCGAGCCGGGCCTTCACTTCGTCGACATCGGAACGCAGCAGGCCGATTGCCTTGTCGGCTTCGTCCTGACGGGCGACGATGTCGAACGAAGCGGCGAGGGCGTCGGTCTCGGGGTTGAGTTCGGTATCCATTGGGCAGTGGTCCTTTCGTGGGCACAAAAAAAGCCGCCCGAAGGCGGCCGGAAAACAGATTTGCTCTCGCAGAGGCGCAGAGGAGGGAGAGACTCTCTGCGCCTCCGCGCCTCTGCGAGCGATTACTGAAACAGGTGCACCCGCGCGCCGAACTGTAGCGGGTGCGTCACCAAGCTAACTTCGAAGAGATCGATATCTTCGAGCAGTCGCCCCTGCGGCAACGGCCGGAAACCCCGCGCCCGGTAGCCGAAGCTCAGGCCATTCGCCTCGCGCGGGCGAATGGCGGGATCGATGCGGGCGATTACGCGCAAGCCGCGCGCATCCTCGGCTTCCTGCTTTGCGCGGGCTTCGCGGTGCGCCGTCAGTAGCCGCAGGGCGATCCCGTTGTCGTAGCTGCGCGCGCCGCGCCTGGCCCCGGCGGCCGGCTTGAGCTCGCCTTCGCGAAGGCGCC